TGGACATAAGTTCGCTGGTGGTGTATCATTTGTAGAGGGTATAAAAATATCTCAGATTATGGATATTATTAAAAATGAAATTCATCCACTTATGGATACAGAATTAATTGAGAACTGAGGGAATATTATGAAACAAACAAAGAAAAGAATAGAACATAAACGTATTAAATTTGGTAAAGGAAGATCTGTATCTTTAGGTAAATATGATGATGGATATTCTTTAATAATGGAACGTCCTCTAATAACTGAGGATTACGGTATAGCTCCTATATTTTCGGAAGTTGTTGATGGTAAAATAGTTACTCAACTCGGATTAACTGAGGAAGCAATGAATAACATTATATATATGTATAATGAATATAATGGTGGTAATTCAATATTCTCTTTAGATTTTATATCTGAAATAGTTGATAAGGCTAAGTAAGTGATAGCTATAAGAAGACGTATTATATTTTTTCAGAACAAGCAATGTAACTAACAAGGAGAAGGATATGAGACAAGGTATTAAATGGGTGACGCTGATCTTAATGGCAGTCGTTCTCACATCAATGTTTTTGCACCCTGAATGGTTCTTATAATGAGAACGGAACTGGTTGGTAAATATGAACATAATTAATTTAGTTCGACCTTATTATAATGAACCACATCGTTTCTATCATAACATGGATCATATTGATTTTATGTTAGAGCGTGGTAAAAATTTATTGAACAGAGAACAGTATTTAGCTGTTCTATTTCATGATATAGTTTATGATCCTAAGAGAAAAGATAACGAAGAAAAGTCAGCTTCTCTTATGTATAAAATGTTAGATGAAGGATATGACACCATGAAAGAATGTAGTGGTGAAGCTGTTGATGTTATTGCTAACATTATATTGGATACTAGAACACATAAAGCAACTAGACCTGAATCAGAACTTGTACTTGATCTTGATTTGTTGGGAATGGGGCTTGATTATGATACTTTTAGAATCAATGGTGAGAATATAAGAAAAGAATTTTCTCACTTATCTGATGTAGAATGGAAAATTGGTCGTTCACATTTCTTTAGAGAATTATTAAAGAAACCTATTTTTATAACAAAACGATTTTCTCACTTTGAAGAAGCAGCACGTAAAAATATTAAAAGAGAGATGGAATCATTATGAAAGCTTTAATAACAGGAAGTTTTGACCCTATTACTAAAGGTCATATGGATATCATATACAAAGCCGAAGAACTATTCACTGGTGAGAATTTAACTGTTGTTGTTATGGATAACTTAGATAAGACAAATCTATTATCACTCGACCAAAGAATGTCATTAGTAAGAGAATCTTTACCTGAATATATTGATGTGATATCTCATAAAGGTATGTTAAATAAACTATTTGATAAATTCGATTATCCATTAATAGTTGTTCGTGGACTACGCAATTCAATAGATTATGAATATGAGAAATCTGTAGAAGTATTTACTAAATCATTTGATGTTAACACTATATATATTAATTCTAGTCCTGAAACTCAACACATAAGTTCTAGTCTTATTAGAAATCTTATTAAAGCGGAAGCTGGTTACACTATAATAAGTCCTTTGATGCCTGACGTAATGACATATGAATTAATGGATAGCTTTTTAAGTACAGATTGGTGGAATAGTGAATAATATACCCTTCACATGCAATGGATATAGAGTTGTTGAAAACCTTAGTATGACCGTAAATGGTGAACCAATAAAAGTTAAACGAACATGGAAAGAACGTTTATTATCTTGGCCTTGGAAACCTTTTAAAACACATAACATTACAATACCTAAAATACCAAGTACAGAAGTTATTATGTTTGAGAATAGTATGATCATGCATCCTGAGATAGCGAAAAAATTAAAAGAAGCTTTGGATAAAGAAAAAGAATTAAGGCTGCCGGCCGCCGGACTCAATATGGGTAGAATAGGAAATTATTAATATGTGGGATAAATACGCTAAGTGTCCTAAATGTGATAAAAGATATGAAATGCCTTTCGGTAGTAAATTTCATATACATTTGAAAGTATGTAGTAAATGTGGTACACCAAAAAATGAATGGTCTGTAGCAACAGAACGATGGAGTAGTGATTCGATATGGTATATACCTAGTACTTGGGGTTCTGGTCATTGGGATACATTAGGAGATTAATATGATTACGTATACATTAGTATGGACACCTAATTTTTGTGGTGAACCTTTTCAATTAGAAACATTTCATGATCATGATGGTATGGTTGCGCGTTTAAAAGAAATACATGAAGCTAATTATGAAGATGTTAATTGGAGACTATATTGTAATATGGTTGATGATGAATATATTATTCAAGAAGACTTAAAAAAGATTCTTGCTTATCATAGAGAAGTATCTGCAATGGAAATATGGATTGATCCTAAATGGTATGGGGGTAGAGATTACCAAGAAGAAAATATCCGTAATGCTCGTTTAGGTAAAATTTTAATGAAGTATATTGATAGACTAACTGATCCTGTTGAGTATACATGTGATGAAAACTACTATGATAATTTACAAGATATTGTTCAAGAATTAAGAGAAGATGTTGATAAAGAAATTGAATTTCATAGAAAAGAAGAAGTATAAGTTCTTGACAAACACTACATATAAAGATATAATAACTGGATAATGAAAATGTTTAAAATTTATGATGAAGTATGGGTTATGAAAAATAATACCCCAATTAAAGTTATGATATATTCTATTGAAGAGAGAATGGATTTTTCTAAAAAGAATACAGAAAAGTTTTTTACGGTTGTTAATGGTACGATGAGTGCTGATACAAATCAAAACCCTGCAGTTGGTTATGATGTAAAAAATATATTTAAAGAAAAATCAGATTTAATCAATAGTCTTTAAGGGTGGAAAAATGAATGATTTTAATTTCTCTATGATTGTAGAGCAACGTGTATTAACAAGTGGATTATCTTATATAGATGCTGTTATAGATCTTTGTGAGACACATGAAATTGAATTTGAAGTACTGAAAAGCGCACTCAATAAAAACATAAAAGAAAAAATAGAATTAGAAGCTAAACAATTAAATATGATGATTGATAATGATGTTCCTATATCGTTATTTTAATGCAATAAAATATGAATGGATATGAAACGTATCAAACTTACCTATTAATAAAGACACACTTCACTAGAGATAGTTTTGACGCTACCAGATATAATAAGGTATCGGCATCTCCATCTTCCTATAGAAATCGTAACGACAAGTCTTTCTTTGAATATGTATCTAAACGTTTTAGAGATGAAGAGATTAAACCTTTCTTTATATCTAATATGGTTGAAGGCGATCAATATATTATTGATATGGTAGAAAATCTAGATGATAGTATTAAAATATTTCATGCGTGGAAGAAACGTATGAGTAGACTTACATATATCTTCGATAATGATTGTAATAATATTAAACGATTTATGGAAGAAAAAGAATTATCGTTTAATGAAGTATTTAAGCCAACTAAAAATAAATATCCCATCATTATGCGTTTAATGATGGAGAAATATATTACTCTAGAAACATATGTTATTTTAGAAAAGATTTTTTTCTTATCTGAACAATACGACAAGATGTATTTAGATGACCACATTTACGATGATTATTCACTAAGAATTCGTAAGTATCTTTGTTATTTTAAAACTATTGATGTGTCAAAGTATAAAAAATTACTGAGAACCATTTTTAAAGGTTGATAAATAACATTACTAAAACAGGTAAAGGGTGAATCCCGCTATACCACAAATCAAAAAAGGAAATAAAAAATATGAGCTTTGCTTCAATGAAGAAAAATGACATGTCTTTCGAAGAATTATCTAACAAACTAGAAGACGCTGGCGGCAGTAAGGGTAAATCTTACAATGATGATCGTCAATGGTATCCTAAGTTAGACGAACAAAAAAATGGGTACGCTGTTATCCGTTTTCTCCCTGCATCAGAAAATGATGATCTCCCTTTCGTAAAATTATACAGTCACGGATTTAAAGGTGAAACTGGTCAATGGTATTTTGAAAATTGTCCTACTACACTAGATAATGATTGTCCTGTATGTTCTGCTAATCGTGCGATTGTTGAATCTCATGGTGGTTGGGATACTACACCTAAGTCAGTTAAAGATGGTGCTATCCGCAACCGTAAGCGTAAGTTATCTTACTACAGTAATATCTATGTTGTAAGTGACCCTGAAACTCCTGAGAATGAAGGAAAAGTATTCATATTCAAATATGGTAAAAGAATTTTCGATCAGTTAATGGTAGCTGCTAAACCAGAATTCCCTGATGAAACTCCAATTCAACCATTTCATATGTGGAACGGTGCTAACTACAAATTAAAGATCCGTCAAGTTGATCAACAAACCAACTATGATAGCTCTGAATTTGAAAAAATGTCACAGTTCTTACCTACTGATGAAGAGATGTCTGCTGTGTACGATCAAGAGTATACATTAAAAGAACTTAATGATAAAGATAAGTTTAAAGAGTTCCCTGAACTTGAAAAACGTTTCAATCGTGTTGAGGGTGGAGAGAAATCTACAGCTACAGCAGAAACTATTGATGAAACACCTTCTCAAGAAAAAACTATATCTGAAAAACCAAAGTTCAAAAATAAAGCTGCTGAACCTGAAAAGGAAAAAGAAGCTGTTGTTAGTGAATCAACTAAGGACGAAAATGGTTTTGATGAAGATGATGAAGCAATGAATTATTTTCAAAACTTAGCGGAAGAATAAAGTTCAACGGAAGTGAACGATAGTTCCCAATTTGGGAACGATAAGACCTAAAAAGGGACTCTCGATGAGTCCCTTTTTTATTATGAGGATGCTTGAAGTACAGAAGTCTTCAATGAATTATCAGGATTTCTAGCTGATGGTTTAATATAACTAATATTAGTTGTATTATTAGTATTAGAAGCATCAACCACAGAAGTAATATTTCCTTCTCCAGAACGTGATAATTTTTCTTCCTTAGATTTTTCTAACTGGTTCTGTAGGTCAATAATTATTTTACTGTTCTTATCAGCTTTATCATTCTCCAATAAGAATTTTTGTAGGGTAGCATTTTCTGCTGCAGATAGTTTAGCAATATCTTCTTTAGACATTGTATCACTACCAATAAATTTATCGTCTAGTCCACCTTCATCTTCTAATCTATTGTAAAGTTTACTTCCCTCAGTTTCGTCAGCAAATAGATTTGCTAAACTTTTACCTAATACACCACCTAACTTACCTATTTGTTCTAAAATCATTTGAGGTATCTGAGAAATAAATGTCCATAAAGTTTTACTTAACTCGATTGCCATAGCTGTAAACTTATCACCTAAACCTGTAAATGATCCGATGAATGTATCCCATGCTGCGTCAATCTCAGATGGTGTACCAGTAAATAGTGCAGTGAGTAATGAGAAACTTGATGATAATACATCCCACACACCACCTAAAAATTCACCCATTGTAATAACAAACGGTTGGATTGTATCGTATATAAATTTTAATGTTGAATGTATACCTTTAGCCAATGGTTCTATATCAATTAGACCAAATGTTAGTCCAGAAATTATACCACCAATAGACGAAGCTATCTTTTCAAAGATTGTTGCGTTCTCACCAAATATTTCAGTTGCTTTATTAAAGCCAGTAAACGCTCCAATCACAGCTCCTATTAGAACACCAATAGGGCCGAGTACTCTTACAAGTTTACCAAATACTCCTAATAGTGGTTTAAAGAATTTTAATAAGTTCTTAATAGGTGATTTTAAAAATGTAAATAAACCTAAAAAGGTTAACGTTAAATTTTCTTTTAACTTAGCAAAAAATCCTAAATTTTCATCATCTTCTTTATCTCTCTGTTCAGCCAATGCTTCTAATAATTCATTACGTCTTTCTTCTAAACGTAAACGTTCTTCTGCTAAACGGATAGCTTCTCGTTCTTCTTCAGCATTATTTCCAGCATCCCAAACATCTTTTATATCTTGAAGGTTATCAATGATCTGCTCATTATCAGTACGAATTAACTCACCCATTTGTAAATCATCATTCTTAGCATCTTCTAATGATCTAGTAACTTCTTTCAACTCATCTTTTTGTTCTCTTCTCTGCTCAGCCGCTTCAGTTTCCGCTTCTGTTAAAGGTTCTTTTTCTTCACCTTTAAATAAACCTAGAACATCTCTACCCATTGACTCACCGACATCAACAATAGAACTCAATAATGGAGAATCAGCAAATGTAGCGCGAAAAGCATCATTAACACCATCAGCTAATTTTCTAGTAGAGCCAATAGTATTCTCACTAGCTTCTTTAATCTTCTCTGTTAATTTACGTATTGATTTAACTTCTTCGGTGTCAGCCATTACTATTCCTATTAGTATCTTCTTGTATTTTATTTATGATCATGTGTGTAAAAGCCTCTCTTTCGAAAGGAATCATTTCTTCAAGCTCTGTTAATGTTATTCCATAATCTCCCGAAATTATTTGGAAATTAAGCTTATAAAATCCAACAATAGTCTCGTCTCGGAAGCTTATGCTAAAAAATCTTTTATACCTTTTAGTGTTAATGTATTTTCTTTTTTACAAGCTGTACATGTAAAATCTATATCAAGTTCTAATGATGGAACGTTTTCGAAATAATTTTTTATTTCTTTAAATTGTGCATCACTTAAAGATTCTATAAAATCCATTAATTCTTCATCGGATTGATCTTTTGCTTGGAAAACTTCTTCACCTTCGTAGATAGATTCAATAGATTGTACTACCACTTTGAATATAGATTCCGCTTTCATATCATTAGATATAACACCTGCAAGTTCATATGAGGGAGCTTTCATTTGAATTCCGATATCAGATGTTAACTTAATAACATTACTTTGATCTTTATTAATAACTTTTACTTTAGTTAAATTTGCTTCCTTATCATTTACAACTTCACACGCATCACACTTGAAAGAATATTCTGCGGTCTCACCTTTAGATTTAATTCTTAAATATAGAAACATATATTCTATATCCACCAATGCCATTGTTAGAGGATCTAATTTATCGAAAGAACAATTACGAATAATCTGTTCTACCGCCTCTTTCATTTCATCATCTTCTTTTGACTCCATTGCCATTAATAGAAGTTTTTCTTCTTTAACAAGGAATGGACGGTACTTGATTTTCTGTTTACTTGATGGTAGTGTTAGTGAATATGTTGGAGCGTTTATCTTTGGTAGAGCCATAATGACATCCTCATTAAATAAATTAATTATACTATAAGACTATTTATGCCTGCTTTCATACGATAATTGAAAAAAAGACTTGACAGCATATATAGCTCATGCAATAATAGGTCTTAATTGAGGAGATACGGATGAAAGTTAAGATTTTACAGAAAGGTGGAAGTAAGCAACATTCTACCATTGAGGACGCTGTACGCTTCTTCGCAAAGGAATTAATGTCCACTCGTATGACTAATACCTTAACTATTCGAGTCGCTATGCGAGTCTCAGGACGTGCTAAGAAGACTACTAGAGGTCATGTTGAAATGATGTCTAACGGTAGTATCGCTCAAAAAGTATTTAATATTAATATTGATCGTGATGCTCATTTAGCGACTCAGTTACAAGTTCTTGCACATGAGATGATTCACGTACAACAGATTGCTACAAATCGTTTCCAAAGACGTGTATGGAAGTCTGATGGTAAATTACATGTACGTTGGGAAGGTAAGGATATTGGGGAAGGTTTCAAAATCCCATATCGTGAACAGCCTTGGGAAGTCGAAGCGTTTGATAATCAATTAAAATTATCAGGTAAATTTTGTGATGTTTTAGAGATGAAATGGTTGCAAAGTGCTTGACACGGTATCGAAAATAACCGATAATAGAACCTGATTTGAGAGAGGAGTAATTAAAATGAGTAAAAAAATTCTAGGTTTATTAGCTTATGTATACCGTAATGGTAGTTACGATTGTACAAATGGTGGTCTTAGTTCTAAAACTGAGAGTGGTGTAATCACAGGTTATGGTATTGGGGAAGATAGTGAGATTTTTGCCCCTGGCGAAGAAAACCCCCATTATGTAATTGTTCGAGATATTTGTTGTGGTAAAGAACGTCTTCGAGCTATCCCTGCTGACTTAGTTGACTCAGGTAAATGGACAATGTTTGGTGGCAACTTCTTATATAGTTGTGATAGTCGTTTCCCATCTGATTCACCTATTGCAATTCATGACCGTGTAGAGGGGTAATATGAAAATTCAAGATAAACATAACCCATCAAAAGTATGGGTCATTAACGAAACCAAGGATGGTTACGAATGGAATCAGGAAATCGCTGGTAAACTATTCTATGAAAAATTCCAACCTGTATCAAAGAAGTGGATTGAAGATACATTAGGTATTAATTTGGATAAGGATAAAGTATTATTAGTAGCTACTGAGTTAGTTAATAAGAATCCTGATAAAGCTCGTAGTTATATTAAAGGTGCTTTACAAGTCAAAGCTGATGGTAAACTTTCTAATGATTTAAAAGAACTTTTATTAAAAATAGCTTGACAGTATTTTTAAAATAACAGATAATATATTCTGAATTGAGAGAGGAGTAAAAGTTATGAATAAAGTATCACGAATTTTAAATGGTGAAAAATCATTCGCTGGAAAAATGTTAGGAGTTATTCCACTTATTGATGAATACTTCAAATCCTTTGATGGTGAACGTGCTGCTGTTAAGAGTGGTCGATCAGCTAAGTTTCAAAAAGTGACTGATGCGTTTGGCGAAAAAGTTAATGAATTAATGAATGATAATGCTTTCCGTTGTTATGTTGGTGAGAGTGTTTACTTTGTTTATATTAAAGCTGATGTACGTGTTAGTAATAATAGTGGCTCATGTAGTTATTTTGGTAACAATGTTTACATTGGTGAGCTTGACCGCGATAGTGGTGTTTTCAAATATACTTTTGATGAAGAACATTATTTTGATGCATACACTAAAGTTCTTAGTATCACTGAGGAATCATTGGAAGCTAAGAAAGCTAAAATTGCTGAATTGAAAAAAGAAATTGATGGAATTGAAAGCTCTATTCCATATTCAATTAAGGAGGCGTTGAAATGATTACCGAAACTTTCTTTAAAAATGGTAAAATATATTATGTAGAAAGTCAACATGGTGATGGTGCTAATGTTTACCGATGTATTAATGTATCGGATGAAGATGATATCGAGTTTTTATCTAAAGAAGATATCCAATATTATATCAACCATTAATTAAGAGGAAATATTTATGGGTTATACGACAGAGTTTGAAGGTGTAATTAAAGTTACACCTCCTCTATCAGTAGAGGAAATTAATTACTTAAATATGTTTTCTGATTCACGAAGAATGGAACGTGAAGCTGGCCCTTATTATGTGGGTGATGGTGAAGATGATGTTATCGAGCATAATTCACCACCTAAAGGACAACCAGGTTTATGGTGTCAGTGGATTCCTACAGAAGATGGTAGTGGTATTGAATGGGATGGTAGTGAGAAGTTCTATCATGCTGAATTATGGATGCAATATTTAATTGACCATTTTTTCGGATCAGATGCTATTGCTAAACAAGTTAATCCTGATGCTAGTGATTTCTTACATCCACATTCATTTGAAGGTATCATTGAAGCATTTGGTGAAGAACGTGAGGATGTTTGGCGATTACGTATTGATGAATCGGGTCAACAGGTCGTTGTTGATTTGGGTGAAGTAGGTATTGAAGTTAAAGAGAGTCGATCTGTAAAACGTCAATTTGGTAACAAGCGATTAACCAATGACTAATACAGCTAATACTTTAATACATTGGATGGTGGGTGAAATGTCCACTATGACATATGGTTATCGAGATATAGTTGAAGCATGTTACGAAACTGCGGTCATGTATCGCGGTTTCCATGCTCCTACAGAAAGTAAGGAAGTTATTGTAGATAAAGTGATAGAAATATTAAATGATGAGGGAATATTTAATGGACATTAAAACAGCTATTAAAACACTTGAGTCGCTACATGGTGATTTATTATTCGACTTGGATGAAAAGGGGAATGATGGAGAATTAGAAGCGTTGGATAATACGTCCGTAGCTGTTCAATTCTATATTAAAGCTTTAGCTGATATTGAAAAAGCTAAAGCTAATTTAGAGATCGCTAATGTATTCTTAGCTCGTGAAATATCTGGAAATTTCTAATATGGATAAACGTAATAAGATTGAATTTGGAATAAATGATGATGCTACCTATGCACCTTATGAGAAATCATTCGATGTGAAGATTACTACTATTGATGTTGTTCCTGTGGGGAATGGTGGTAAAAAGGATGAACGTATCTTCTATGAATTCAAACTACAGGGTATAACAGTACAAGCAACAGGGTTATGCTTTAAAGAATCAATATATTTCGAGGAATGGGAAGATAAAGCTTGACACGCATATTTACCTATGTGATAATATAGTCTGAATTGAGAGAGGATTGAGACATGAGCGAAGAATTACCAATTTACGTTATTCCAGAGTGGAATTTTCCTATATTAATGGGGAAAATCGAAAAGCTTAAAAAACGTGCTGATAAAGTAGGTCTTTCTCCTGTATCGGTAAATATTCTCAGTGAAAAATATATTGAAGATCCTCGTATATCTAACGAGCAAAAAAAGGAGATGGTTAATGTACCTAAGATTAAGGTATATGAAATCACCGTATCAGGTGCTCCTAAACTTGAAGGTTGGAAATTTGTTGGTACTTTAGACCACGTAACCATTCCCAATAAAGTTATTGTTAATACCGTTCCTAATGAAACTGTTCCTAAAGAATATTTTCATCATGATGGTAATTGCGATCACTGTAACAAGAAACGTTTTCGTAATGAAACTTTTGTAGTTGCGAATGAAGATGGTGAAACAAAAGCTGTTGGTCGTAATTGTTTAAAAGATTTCTTAGGTCATAACCCTGCACAAATTGCTTCTTACTTAGAAAGTTTATATGCTTTGTTTGAAGAATTAGAAGATGATGATCATTTTAGTGGAGGTGGTTATTATGTACCTTCCTATACAGTAAGTGAATTTCTTGAATGGGTTGCTCCTATTATTCGTATTGATGGTTGGACTCCTCGTAGTGCTTCTGGTACTGACCGTCCTGCTACCGCTTCAACAGCAAGTTACTTATTAAATTATCCATATAATGCAAAAGAACGTAAACAATGGTTAGAAGATCGTAAGAAGTATGCTTCTAATGAAATTGATTTAGAGAATATCGAAAAGTCTATTCAATGGATTAAAGATAAACCTGAAGATGAAGATAATTCATATTTCCATAATTTGAAATCAATCGTTGATGCTGACTTTGTAAACTATAAATTATTTGGTTATACAGCTTCTATCGTATCATCTTACTTAAAAGAACAAGATAGATTACGTTTAAAGAAAGTAGAGCGTGAAAGTATTAATAATGAATACTTAGGTGAAGTTGGTCAACGTTATTCATTTAAAGGTTACGTAAAAAGTGTTTCATACTATGATACTCAGTATGGTACATCTTCGGTGATTACTATTCAAAGTGATGAAGGTAACCAATTAGTGTTATTCACAACAGCAAGCTTTCCTGATAAGGGTGTTCCATTTACCTTTGATGCTAAAGTTAAAGAGCATAAAGAATACAACGATGTGAAACAAACTGTTTTACAACGTCCTACTAAAATTACTGAGACTGAGGTTGAATAATGCATTTTAAAGATATGCCAAAATTTACAAGAACCGCATCCTACGCGGTAAACCAATCTTGGAAATATATTCCTGAATGGTTGGAATCACAATATGAAATAGGATTGGAACTTGATCCTGATTTTCAACGTGCTCATGTTTGGACTGAGGAACAACAAATAAGATATGTTGAATTTCGACTAAGTGGTGGGGATAGTGGAAAAGATTTGTATTTCAATCATCCTAATTGGATGGGAAGTTTTACAGGTGATTTTGTATTGGTCGATGGAAAACAACGGTTAAATGCTGTATTGAGATTCATGAATAATGAAATACCCGCGTTTGGAACGCTTTACAAGGATTTTGAGGGTAATTTGAGATCCACTGATGCTGACTTCGTTGTACATATAAATGACCTTAAAACACGTTCTGAGGTCTTACAATGGTACATTGACCTTAATGCTGGTGGCGTAGCTCACACAGAAGAAGAAATCTCAAAGGTGAGAGGATTACTTGAAGAAGAAAATAAGTAAATTTTATACCCCTATAAAATTAATTAACTTTACATCACATCAAATATGCATGATAATAGAGTCTGAATTGAGGAGAGATTGAGATGAATGTTTACACTCTGGTTTGTTTAGAAACAGGTGATTATAATACTATTTTTAGTAATACCGAAAAGGCTGTTAGTTATTTATTCCGTACTTATGATGATGATGTTGATTTTTCTGAGTCCACTAGGGTTGAAACTTCCCGTCTCCTCAAGAAAAATGGTTATGTAGAATTTCCTTTGAAAGATTATAGTGGTGAGATTGTCAAAATTACTAAAGTTAAAGTTTATTAGGAGAGATTGAGATGAACGCAATAATGATGGTTGATGAAAATACATTCACTCTTACTAATCGTGGTCATGAAATGACTTTGTTGAGAAAAGAAGATGGGTGGGAAATGTGGACTTCTAACGCTGCTACACGAGCTTGGAGGATGAATATTCCGAAATACTTTGAGACCTTAGAAGAAGTAGAAGGTCACTACAAGTCTTGGAAAGGTGTCTCTAAATTGGTTGAGGGAGTATAAAATGATTAAGTCATCTAGGAACAGAGGGGCGCCAGAAGATTATCCTGAGAACTATGTGGGTGCTGAGATTAATGTGCAAACATCTGATGGTGTTAAAAAGGGTATTATTAAGAAAGTCACATACCGCGAAAATTACAACGAAACTGAGTATCTTATTAAATTAAAAGAAACTGATTAACAGGAGAGGAAATTATGAGTGTTCCAAAGAATTTTGTTTATTATGTAAATAGTTTTTATGGTAATGATGGTATATATCCATTAGGTGTTACATATGAAACGATTGAATCAGCATGTGAAAAATATTACAATGAGTTAGCTAGTTCGTTTGAAGCGGATTCAATAGACAGAGAACGAGTGAGGGAATTAATTATCTCTGAATATGGTGGAGTATTTCCAGAAAAGTCTTGACACGGTTTAGAAAATAAACGATAATAGAACCTGATTTGAGAGAGGACTAAATTATGAAAGTTAAGAAAGTTACATTTTTAAATGATCCTGGTCATGGTTGGTTATCCGTATCTAATAAGGATGTCAAGGAATTAGGTATCGCTGATCAGATTTCGAGATATAGTTATATGTCTCCAACTCGATCTTATCTTGAAGAAGATTGTGATGCTGGCGTTTACATGGACGCTGCTAAAAAAGCTGGTTGGAAATTAGAAGTAAAAAATTCATATACCGAAGTTACTCCAATTCGTAACTATCCTGATTTCGACAAATATTGGATTGATAATAAATTTGGTGTTGGTTCTTTAGTGTTACTTCATAATGGAGTATCAGGAGTTATTGAAGAGAATAAAACTTTAAGAGACGCGCATGGTAATTTATATCGGTTACGTAAATCTAACCCTATGAAGAACTTGCTTCCACCATTAATTAAATCTTAATTTGAGAGAGGATAAAGATTATGGCTAGTCGTTTATACAAAGCTGCTGAGAAAATCGTAGCAAGTTTAGAAAAAAACATTGGTGAATATTCTGATGAGAAACCATTTGTTGTAGAGAATGAAGATGGAGTTTCTGTAGTTTGGGAAGCTGGCCCTTTTGATTGGACTATGAATGATGGTTATGGATTGTTCGAAGAATTAAAAAGTTTGGGAATGGGTGGTGAATATAAAGAACGAAAATTGTATTCTGTTCCTAAAGGTTACCATACTGAACCTTACAACGGTTATTCATTAGCTCTTTACAAGGAATAATACAATGAGTAATAATCAGAAAATTGAAATAATTAAACGTGATATGAAATTAGCTTTAACTTATCTATTAGCAGAAATAGAAGGTAATGATATAAATTATATTACTTACATGTCGCGCCGGATTGCTCGTCAGGGCGAAGACATTGAACGTTTAATTGGAGAATAGTTTATGAGTAAATGGTACGAAATAACAACTAGAACAACTAAAAGTTTCTTGATTGAAGTTGAAGACAATGAAGACGAAGAACAAGCTATGCAAGTTGCTATGGATGAAGTTATGTTTAGTGGTGATAGTGAAGCTTGGAACGAAGGTCTAGTTAAAGAAATACTTGTAGATAATGCTAAACGATTATGTGATGAGGTTATACCATTATGATTGATAAAGATTTTACAACACGCGAAATTAGTAAATCATCTGATGATGGTGTATTTACTGTTACACGTAAACGAGATTCAAATGGTGTAGCAAGTATTCATATTCTTATGCATGGAATTTCAAAAGGAAGTATCCATTTGGATAATCACAAAAACGATTTTGGTGATAACTATGAACAAGCGGCTTTTGAATTAGCGAATTTAATTGATGCTGTAGCAAGTGATCCTTGTTTACTCGATTAGGAAAAAATAATGTCTGCTGAAAGATTTATAAAAGAATTTAACCACCTAGAAGAAAGACGTGATGAAGCACGTAATGAATTTGAACATAATGTTTTCACAGCATGTATGCTTGATTTAATTCCTGATATATTAAAAGAAATGGAACAATATGAAAAAGTTGTGGAAGAAGCGAAAGTAATTGCAAATAGTAGAAAGCTAGGTGGATTTACTATCGCTCCATTAATAGAAGCTGTAAATAAAATAACATTTGAGTAAATTAAAATGGCTATGAATAAAAAAGAACAAGCAATGGTAGAAGATTTAAAAGTAATGTGTGCTTTACATTTTACTAATAAAGTTGAACTTGATGTTGAAATTCCAGAACCTTTTGCTAATGAATTATCTAAAGGTTTCGTGATGAATGAATATTCATTTCGTGTTACTAAAGCTTGTTCAAGTTCTCTTGGACATAATACTAGTGGTGATGATAGAACAACATCTCAAGAAGGTATAAAGTTATACAGTACAGAATTACTTGCATTAAAAGCTATGCGTAATGCAATTGAATTAAAATGCGCTAGAGAGTTACGTAAAATAGATATTATGATTGAAAAAGAGTTAGATGAATAAATTAATGTCTCGTACATCCCTATAAATTCTAGAATGGGTGATGGAGGTTTTGGGTTCGATTCCCATTGCGAGACTCCAATTTTATGAGAGAGTTTATTATGAAATATGAAATACCTGAAAATGAAGTAGAGAATTTTATATCTGTGTATTGGCAAATGTTAGCTGAGATTGAAAGTCGTACTGATCCTAAGAAAGATATATTGAATGCTCTCTTAGTAGAAGGTGCTTATAAAGTACTCGACAGATCAGGAATTATTAAACGTGTACCTAGATGGAAAAAGGATTGAGTATGTATTATGTAATTTCTAATTCAGATGGTGATACTACGGTTACACCATATAGTAGAAGTCAATTGTTAGAAGCAATAAACAATGAAGAATTTGGTTCATGTGAATTTTTAGATGAAGTTCCTGATAATGAAGATACAAACTATTGGGGAGAAAATATTTTAATTATTAAGGGTGATATTAAAATACCTATCATTATAGAAACAGCCACTAAGTATGGTATTTGATAAAGTACAATGTTGTAGATAGAAAATTATTAATTAAATTAAAATAGAGGAATGTAAAATGAAAAAAATATTTAGTCTTATACCTGTATATGCTGTGGTGTCCGTGGTTTATTTCTTTGCACTAGCATTTGGTGGTATTCAATTAAGTGAAGGATGGGCATTGTCAACAGGAATCATTAGTTTTATTGTTGCATTGTTTACTGTAATTAGTAGTGTTTCTTCTGTATTTACACATGTTAGTGAGCTTGGAACATTAAGACAGCGTGTTAAAGAAGTTAGTAATGCGGAAGAATTCTTAAAAGAAATGAAAGAACATGTCAAGATGATTACTGATTCTTCTAAAGAACTTGATGAAGGTCTATTAGCAAAATCAAATGTTGATCATCCTATTGTATCAGCTCTATCTCAATTAAATAATGCTCAACGACAATTACGAGACTCTAAAAATCAACTAGCGTATGTAGAAGGTTATATATCTGCTCGTAAAGCTGGCCCGTTCAAATGGGTAGTTGATATGTATGGCGAAAAATAGTAATGAGTTATTGGGATACATGTGTATGTGGTAACGAAGCTCCTGATGAATATGAGTTCATTACATGCTGTGGTGGATTTGAATGTGGTTGTATGGGATTACCCATAGAACCTTATGTGTGTAGTGAAGAATGTTGGAAAAAATTATATGAAGGAGATTTTTCATCACCTCCAGTAGATAAAGATAAATTTTCGTGAGGATATAAATTATGCCAGCTATTACAGAAGACTATCAAAGAATAAAACTATTAGAACAACAAAGTAGGGGTTTAGCTAATCGTGTTGAAACCCTAGAAGAGAAAATAGATGTTCTCGCAAGAATCATTAAAAACGATTTAGACGAAAGAATAAAGCGACATGAAAAGCTTAAATCGTTAAATGAGAAATTATAGGAAGGGATATAAATGAGAAATGATAGCTTAATAAGAACCTTGTTAGATGCAAAAGCTAAAGGTGAAAAAATTCTATACGCTGCCAAAGGTAAAACACCTAACATATTAATTGAAGATGATCATGCTTGGGACTTAGTAGGATTAGATTATAAAATTAGACGCAGACGAGAGTTTGTTATAAAAGTGAGAGATGATGATGTTGCATATATCGAGTGTGAATATAATAATTGGACACGCTCTGACTTCGGTAAATCTGGTCAAGACGAATACATATTAATGCGTGAAGTATATCAGGAAGAAATGTAATGGAAAGAGAAAAGTTTAAAGAAATGTTAAAAGATGTCTTACCTGAACTCATGAATGAACATTTAAGTGTAGAGATCGATCATGATTCCCATAATAATAGTATTGAAGTATCATTATTATGGGATGGTGAAAGAATATATGAAGACTTTACCTATCTACCTTAAATTATCTATTAATGTACTAGCAAGACGGTTGACAGATTTCTCTTTCCAATTACGATATGTAAATGTAACGGTGAATGTTGCTATCTGATCTCCGTTCTCATATCCTAATACGATTTCTCCTACAGCAGTAGGGTACATTTCTTCTAGATATATGAGATGGGATGGTAGCTGATTTTGATCTAATTGGTAAATATACATACCACCAATATAATTATTATAGAATTGGTAATGGTTACCATTAGATTGTTTTTGCTCTGTAGGTAAATCTATAGAGTTAATCCAATCAATAAAGAATCTACGAGAGTTATATTCTATGTCAACATAGAACGTAGCGGTAATAGGTTCAAAGATTTTGTCATATGGAATTTTATAAAGAGGGCCAGAACCTGTACGCATCTCTTTTGTAGCGTATGAGACACCAGGAAATGATATAGCTGAACAACTTAGGTTAATAGCTCGTTGGTCACCATAGCCAGTTTGAGAACCTGTGACATAACCACCAATGTCATCAACAAAAGAAGATAGTAATCCTTCAAAATAATTACTGTCTTTATCGTTACTTGTTGTACCATTGATCATAGTATTGGGTGGGAAAATGTCCACTTTATATCTATTTGGTTTTGCGTATTCTGTCACGCCAGCAATTACATTGTTAATATCCATTATTTTCTCTTGATTATGGTGGGTATATGTGTATAATAGTATTTATACAAAATTTAAAAAGGAAATTATAATGAGCTTACAAGCAAAGATAATAAAATATACCGCAATTGTATTCTTCGTATTAGGTGTAATATTAGTTATGGCGGGTTATGAATAATGAAAGACCTAGCGGAAATTAATAATGAGTTATGGAAGTTAGCTAACGAAGCTGAGAACTACACTCCTGATAATATGCGTATTGCTATACAGGATATGTGTAATGACTTGGACGAAACAACAAAGGTAGTAGATAATATTCTAGATGCTGCTCAAGAAGTTTGTGAATGCTTGTTATTAGAGAACATGGCTAGACCGTCATTTACTTTTCATAAAATAGAAAAATTAAATGAAGTATTAAATGTGGAATCATAATGCTTAAAATTTATGTTAGAGACATGGCTGACTATTGGGGATATAGATATAAAGATTTTAACCCAACAGGAAGATGGAAAATATTAATAGTGGATGGTGATGTACATATGTATCTTGAACATAAGGGATGGATTTTCTCTTATTGGTATCATGAAGAAGATATTATTTTTACAGAAACAGAAACCTTTATAAATGAGTGTAACTAATGGCTCATAAAATGCAGCAGTATACATGTCCTGAGTGTGGTACGTGTGGAGCGAACAGAATAAGTTCTCAACCTCCACTATGTCATAAATGTAATTATGAAGTCACTATGATGAAATCCCTTAACGGAAAGATCATCATAAAAAAATCTAAGGAAGATATCACTACTGAAGCGCGTGAATTCGTAGCATCTAAAATGTCATACGAATATGAAAACTATATCATGGAACATCTAGCTGGCGATTTCGCATATGCGCTTTCTTGTTTATTAAAAGCTAAAGATAAACAAAATAAAAATTTTATTGATTATCTCAATTCTATTGAAAATAAAGTTCTTGAGATTAAAGCTTTAACCGAGGGTAAGAATATAATATGAAAGAATTAACTCGATATAAACCTTCTTTGGAACGTGTGAATTGTGGTTCTCCTGTTAATATGGAGAATAAGAATGGTGATTATATTCTATATGAAGATTTTAAAAAATTCATAGAAGATTATGTACGCTATGAAGATTTCAAAAAACTTCAAGAAGCATTAATAGATATCCGCGATTATAATCCTGGTCATTGTATGGGAGACTTTGGTACTCAAGCTACTAATATTATAGATAACACTAATGAAACATTAGATGAGGTGAAAGATTTATTATGAAATATATATGCACTATAGACAACACAGACATGATGGAAATTTTTACATTCCCTGAAACGGTTAATCATGATGCTATGGCCGAAGCTCTAAGTAGTATTAAAAATCAAACTCATGGAGATTGGCATAGAGTAATGCGTACTCCAATCTCTGCTGGCTTCGTAGATACTCATAATGTATGTTATGGTAAGAGTATTACATTAGATCTTTCTTCTAGAAAAGAAGATACAGAATTACTAGCTCAACAATTGTAACAGGTGATTTCGAATGGAAATGAAACAAGAATATACAATATTACATTATGCTACTTGTGCTGAATTGATCCAAGGTGTTAACAGACTTATAGGTGAAGGATGGTATCCTATTGGTGGAGTATGTGCGACCACAATAGATAATAAGATGTTTAATGAAGGTGTATTCGCTCAAGCAATGGTTTTCGATGAATAGGATAATAAACCCTGATGCCACGTAAAGAATATTTATCAGTAAAAGACCTACGAGTTTATCTAGATGAATGGGAAGCTGTATGGTCGCCTGAGGATGACCAATATCTAGGTAAGTTTGAGGATCAAGCTATTATGACCGATGTATATGAAAGAGCTGAAGAAGAAAAACGATGGATATATAAAGGCGTAGGACATACGAGAATAACCCTCGATGGTACATTAGGATTTATTATAGAACCTATTAACGTAGCGGAATTGTGGAGCGAAGAATAATGAACGAAAATTTAAGTAATATAACAGAACAGTTTGAAACATTACTAGAGGTATATCCTGATGACGATATTTACCATATATCAAATGCGCATCTTGTAAAACTCTTAGAGGAAATGAGAGACGCACGTAAAGTAATAGATGCCGCCACTGAAGTATTTGAATGGAATGGTACGGATGTCATTACTAAAGCATGTGCAATAAATGATTTGTTTAGTAGTGATTTCCGTGAATTAGGTTTATCGTTATTTGAATGGAACGAGAATAAAAATGAATTGGATTAATATCGCATCAAGTATATATACTCCCCCATTACATAAAACCATATTATGTTATTGTATGGGGTGGAATGAAACAGGTTACCAAGTTGCTAGATGGAACGGTAAAGTATTTTACTATGAGGATCAACCAAATGATATGTTTGATAGTTATGTTACCGATTGGGTTATTTTCTTAGAAGCAGATTAGAATGAACGTATATATTTTTAATACATTAGTTCTTATATTCCTTGTTATCTATTGGGGATTAAAGATTAACTATGCTGTGAGAATGGCGAATAATCTTAAACCTTATAATCCACCAAAGCAGATGTATATGAAAGAAGGGAAAATACACTTTAAAGAAATGAGCCAACGTACCGCATGGTGGAAAACTTTCTGGAGATATTTATAATGACAGACAGACTATATTGGTCATTCCCTTGGGGAGAAATCTTTTATAAATGTAGGATACATAATGTACCTTATCCTAAAGGTGCTGTATGCCCTAAATGTAAATATGAAGAAGATGTAAAGGATACTGATAATGAAAACTGAATACGTAACAATGAATGGAGCTAGATTATTAATTGTTGTTTCATTTGCTTTGGGATTTATAGCAGCTTATATATTCTATGAGTATCATGAACAACCAAATAGTCCTACGATATCATATGAACAAAAGACCAAATAATTTAAAAGAGGGAGAATTATGTACCCTCTGTAATACAACGGATTGTATATCCCTTGAATATAGTAATACCTTTATCACTATAACCGGTGCTAGTATACTAGGTAAAAGCTCAGATGTCTATATGAGATGTTGCGTAGGTCGAATACAATTAAATAATATAGGTAATATAAAATGAACTTCGATGAATGGTATGCGGAAACGTATCACCCGCAATTTGGTAAAGATCATAAAGAATGGGAACGTATAGCGTGGAATGCTGCCATAGCTGAAGCGGTTAAAATTATTAATGATAATTGGATATGCGCTTCTGGTCATCCATTAGAACCTTCTAAATGGTGTGACATGCATGATATTAATATGACTGATAAAATAAGAGGTCTTGTAAAATGAATCTTAAAAGCTGTGAAGGATGTGGAGTAGTAATAGATACTGATAAAATATTATTTCCTCACAACATCATTAAAGATGATGGGTGCGTAGACTTAGAGAATGCTGCGTGGTCTAATGAACAAGATGAATGGGTAGCTAAAATTAGTTGTCCTGTATGTAACGAAGATATATTGGAGAAGTAATTATGGAAGAAAGCGTAAGAGAATTTTTAGCAGCTATTAATCTCAAAGAAGATTGGGACACTGATGATGAAAGTCTAAGTGAAACATTAATTGATTATGGTAGGAAAGTATACTCAGGCGAACAAGATTCTCATAGGTGGTATATTAGAGAGATTGGATCTGTTCAACAAATAGAAGGTCGGTTTATACAATACGATGATTATATTATTACAGGTGATAATAGTATGAGTGATATGGATCTACATTATGATATTGATAATGCTAAGTTTGTAGAAAAGAAAACTAGAACCATAGAAGAAACCTATTATGAGTGAATGTGTAAAGTGTCATAGTGATAAAGTCAATGTATCATATGTTCCTGAAGGGGAGCTTATAGATAGCTCATCATATAAACGTGTAGAAAATGATTTTATAACATCTTCTGAATATGATTTCTTTTTCAAACTAACCGCTAAGAAAGAACATCTACATAATAAATGTAATGGGTGTGGTTATGTATGGCGTGAATCAACAGGATACAACCATTGAACTTTGAAGAATGGTTTAAAGATAACGAAGATTGGTTTGCTAATGAGTCTGATATGGATGAGGAGAAAATCGCTGAAGCCGCGTGGAACGCTGCCATAGAAAATAGTGGATTAGATGATATGCGTGAAGGTTTGTCAGAAGCAATTGATCGTATACAAAAAATTGATTATGGATGGGGTTTCTTTGAAATACATTTACTAGAGAGACTTAGAAAATTATTATGAATGAAGAATTAAAACCTTGTCCGTTTTGCTCTAGTAAAGATATTGAATTATGGCCTATGAATGGCTTTGAATCACCTTGTTGTATGTCGTGTGGCGCAACTATAGCGGAAGCTATTATGACAGGAAAGGATACAGAAAAACAAATCAAAGCTTGGAACACAAGAGATGAAGAACTCGAAGCAATCAATACCTTACTAGATGAGCTGTGGGATATGAGGGATTATAAAGAGATGTTAAATAAGATTAGAGCGTTTAGTAAGAAGAATTAACCTCTACCAATACGTAAACTATCTTTATAAACCTGCTGTCTAGATTGCTTCTGGAATTTTTGCGTAGGTAATAGAACAGCGTATTGCCAATCTTCTATAGGAATTAATATCATCTTACTATCTAAGTGAGATCTAAGGTATCTCTTATACGTAGGTTTATACCACTTATATCGAGAAGCCCCTTTCAATAAAGAATAACTCACATCAACAACAGCTTTCTCATCTTTACCTTTTTGCTTAGTCAATAGTGCTTCTAATAATACTATACGTTGAGCCGCAGGTAAATAATGGAAGTTCAACATAGTAAACCCATCAGGTAATATATCTACCACAATTCCCATTGGTTGTCTATCCCAATAAGGAAGCTTCTCTTTGGTCTTAGCATCGTATTTGAATATCATCATAGTGCCAGGGCGAACTCGATTAGTCGCTCCACCGATACGTCCTTTCTTCTTAGAAGCGAATTTAGATTTAGTAATGATTTGCTTGAACCATTTCTGCGCTTCATTAGCTGACATGCGTTTACCAGACTTACGTAATTGAGCAAGCTTGTCTAACGCTACATTGTTCTTTTCTTCATTTGGCATAATAGTATTTATGATAAGTTAAATTATCGTTAGGGGTGATTATAGGGGTTAATGACTAGAATACTAGCCGTTAGGGGGTGATATGTATATTATAATGGTCATTCATTAAAAAAGCCCTGACACAATGCCAGAGCTTTTTTCGTTAAGTTTTATCTATATTATAAATTGAATAACTACATGGGATTTCTCCTAGTTGTATTAAAAGAATATATTAGCTTTAACTTGTTTACATACTATAGCATGTGGGGGGTGATGTGTCAAGTGTTAGATAATTTTCCATTTACCATCTTGGAATAAATAGTTATACTGTTGAGTATCCTGTGGTTTATCGGTAACAGTTTTACCTACATCAGATTCTCCACGATCTCGACCATAGTATACAGATACCCCTTCTTGTGGGTTCTCAAATGAATGCTCATTATCTTTAGGATCAGGTTCAGACTTCTCAGCTAGTATGGACATATCACCATGACTCACTAATAACTCAGCTAGTTCCTGACTGTTATAATTTGCTTTCAATGTTTCGAAAGCCGCGCTAGGGTAACCATCCCAATGTAGATATACATTATGGAATGAATCTCCTACCTTTACGTTAATATTTGCATTTGTACTCATCATTCTCTCCTTAATTAATTACTAAACATAGTTCTACGATATACAATACATTGATAATAATGATACATGAACTTTGGATCGCTCCGAGCTTTCATACGTACCCTACGAGCAAGCTGGATGGGGGATATATCTTCTACGCTAGATAGCAGTGATATATGCATCTCATAAATTCCCGTATCAAATTTCTCCATTCTCTATTCTCCCAAATGCTCAACAGATATTAATATACCATATCTATCATTAGCAAACCAGGGCATATCTTCGAAACTCGATTCAATGATATCCTTCACACGAATGTTTCTACCATGAGCAACCTCGTATTCAACCATACGTAATCTATCAGGAATATCATATTCTTCATTGTTCACCAACTCAAAAGAAACCGATGAGTTCTCAGACAATACAATATTCTCAGATAAGACAACTTTAATTCGTTTCCTACGAGCCATTATAAGTTACCACCAATAGTTACTTCATAATCATTACAAGAAACAAAGCCATACCCCTCAAGAAATTTAATAACCTCTTGAATATTATTAGTGTCTTGAAAATATGCATTAGCAAGTTTACTGATAGCCTTCATATTAGCTTTAGAGAAATCAGCAGGTGCTATCATAGTCATAGCAACATAAGTACTATCATCTCCATATTGCATAATATTTACAATCTTTGGTTTTGACATTATTAAATCTCACTATCATCAG